TCAGCCTAAATTCTTCGTCTAGCTCGTAGATTACGAATAGTGCTGCTGCTAGTGGTGGTAGTATGGGGTTGATTAGGACTGCTAGTGTTGATATGAATCCGAAGGTTATGTGTGCGATCTTCGTTAATGGTTCTGGTATATTCGTTTAGGTCACCTCGATGTCCCAGTCTATTGTTACGGTTTTGCTCTGATCTTTGATGATCTCTGGTGTGAATACTGCTCTTGATAGCATTATGCCTCCTGTTTGGTGTGTGAATAGGCCGCATTCCCTCCAGGTTCCGTTCAGCTCTTGTGATGAGATGAATGTGCTGAATGTTGCTTTGTTAGCTGTTCTGAATCTGTCTGTCACCTGCTTTCTGCCTATGGGTTGGATTAGGTCTGTGTCTGATGGTGTGGGTATTTGGTTTGATGAGCCTACTCCGCAGTAGTTGAAGCTTGTTGTTGACGCTCCTATTAGTAGGTCTGCTACCTGCTGCTTACCGACGTTGACGACTAGGTTGTCCAGCTCTCTTCTTTCTAATTCGCACCCTGATTTGGCGTCTCTTACGGATATTTTGAGTGAGCCTCTTAGTTTGAGTTTAGATTTCAGTGAACATCACCTTCGCTTCATCTACTAGTTGTGTTGATGCTGTCTTCTGAAGCGTGAACGTGTAGTCTGCTGTTGTTGCTTGCTCACTTAATTGTTGGTGTGCTCTGTCTTTGTGTGCTTCGTCTTTTAGCTTTGTTTCTTCTGCTAGGAGTTCGATGAGGTTAAGTTTTGCTGATGCGTTTAGTGCCTGCTGGCCTACCTTCTGCCTCCTTATGTCTTCTGCTAGTTTTGCTATGATTTCTTCGACGCTACTCAACTTCCTGCACCACCATGAACTCTACTTCGTGTGTTTCGTATCCTCTTATCCTGTAGTCTACTTGTGTGATTGGGTAGTATCCTTGTATACCTAAACTTGGTATGCTTAAGCCTACTAGGGTTCCTGCGTAGATTGGTTGGTCTGGTGCCTCAGCTCTGATTCTGATGGTTCTTTTTAGTGAGCCTAGTTTTGATGATAGTGTTATCGCCTCTACTTTTGCTTCTACCCTTGTTTTTATGTCTGGGTTGCTTTCAATATATTCTCTTACACCGTATCGGTCTATGCTCCTCTGGTTCTTCGCAACAGCTACTAGTGGCTCTCTCCAATAGGTTCTGTATGCGAAGTCTTGTCCTGAGCCTTCTCTGACAACCCAGTTTAACCCGTCTTCGCTGTATGCGTCTGTTTTGTTTGATGATCCGTCTGCGTACCATCTGTATGTGTTGTTTGCGTCGCCTGTTTTGTAGAGTATGAGCCAGACTTTTTGCCCTCTTGTGACTGCTGTTGATGTGTCTATTATGTGCCATCCTGATGCTACTCTGCTGGCTGATAGCTCGAATGCTCTGATCACTGGGCCGTATGGGCCGTTTTGATCATACCTTAGCTCGCCGCTTAGTGGTGAAGGTGGATAACCTACTTTATCCACGTATACGGCTACCTGGAGCAGGTCTTCTGCTTGTGGTGTGAATTCGTCAGCCCAGTATCTGTCGTGTAGGCTTACTGGTTGGGTAGCTTGTTCTTGAGCAGCATCTATTTTTATTTCGTCGCCTCCAAGCACATAAACCCTGTTCTTCACGTATTCAACATCGTCCTCAACCTCAACCTCGATTATAGATGATTCGTCGAAGGTTAAGCCTGAGTATTCGCTGAACCTGTCTGTGAAGTGTAGATCCTTATCCACATCTACGTAGAAGGTGTATCTTACAACATCGGCTAGCTGCTTTAGGCAGTCCATGAGGGGCTTGTAGCTGAACCTAATCTCCTGAAGCGTGTATCCCGTGTTCTGAACGTGATATGTTGTTATGGGCTCAGGAGGCTCGCCTAAAGTCTGGGTTGAGAGCAGATCCCTAACAATCTCACCTACCTCGGATGGTCCTCCTGATGCTAAACCGTATCTCGCTGCTTTGACGATTCTCTGTAGGAGCCTTTGGCTGTAGTCGCACCCAGCTAAAGTGACTTCACATCTACCTAAGCGCTTACTAACCTTGACCCTCTCAACCAAACCAGACAGGATCTTCGTGAACGATGATCTGCCAACATAGATCTCAACCTCATCATTAGGCTTAAAGACTTGATAATACACCATATCTGAATCATCTAGCGTGACTTCGAAGCTGCTAGCCCTACCTAAGCAGCTCAAAGAGACATCTACTGAGAGTAGCTCGTTCTGAAGGGTGTAGACCATGGTCCCGTGCTTGACTTTCACCTGCGCTAAGAGGGGTTTGATCAATAGTTGGTCACCGTATGAGCCTGCTGACTTCATACGCTATCCTCCTACTCACATCTCTAGCGACATCGCTTGAGCCGGATGCTACATTCACGTTGATCGAAATGGTTGTGATAGATGCTTTCGGTGCCGATACTGAAAGTGATGAAGCTGCTTCTAGTGCTGCTGATCTTAAGATGCCTAGGCTTCTCCTAATGCCTTCAGCGTATGTTTTGATTAGGTTTGGGCCCCACTCCTCAACGTATCTTAGTGGTCCTTCTTCTGCTGGGCTTCTTACGCCTAGGAATGCTGCAGCAGCCCTAGCTGCTTCTTGCGCTGCTGCTATTATCGCTCCTATAGCTGCTCTTATGCCATCTGCTATTGATGACGCTAGCCTATACCCCCAGCTCCAAGCTGATGCTATTAGGTTTGTGAAGAAGCCTGCTATCTGACCACCTATGTTTGTTAGAGCATTGACTAGTAGTGATGCACCTCCTTTGATGCCTTCGCTAAGATTCTTGAGGAAGGTTGAGCCCGCTTCAAGAAACCTCTTAGCGTTCTCAGACACCCAAGCTGATATCTTACCGCCCCACTCAGCTACGAATCCCGCTAGAGAAGATAATGCGCCTGAAGTGAACTTAGCCACTTCACCTAAACCTCTAGAGGCCCAATCTACGAAGGACGCTACGGTCGATGAGACCCAAGAGGATATCTTGGCAGATGTTTCAGAGGCCCAGGCTGAGATCTTGGCAGCAGTATCAGATGCCCATCCTCCTATCTTAGAAGCTGCTTCAGAAGCCCAACCCGCTATCTTGCCACTTGCTTCACTTAGCCAAACCGCTATTCTAGCGCCTAACTCAGATATCCAACCACTTACCTTGGCGCTTACGTCTGATGCCCAGCTTGAGATCTTGCTGGCAGCGTCTGTTAACGCTATTGATGCTTTTTCTGCGAATAGTATCCATCCTCCAGCAGCCATGGTCAAAACGGTTAGAAGCTCGCGAAGCACTGGTGGGTATCCTTTCAAGCCTTCTATGGAGGCTACGATTGCTTCCCGCCAACTCATGGTTGCGTCTTTGTGCTGGACGATGTTTACGAAGCTGTATGCTAATCCTCCTGCTAGTAGTGCTAAGCCAGCTACTAATCCTGCTACCGCTATTGAGCCTGCTGATAAGGCTCCAGCCAAGCCTGTTAGAGCTGCTTTGGCTAGTGTTAGTGTTGCTGCTATCTTGCCTAGGTTCGCTATTATTGATGAAGCCATGCCGGCTGCTGTTAGAGCTGTTAGTCCGTACCAGATGTAGAGTTCCTGCTGTGCTCTAGCCTCCCTCTCAGCTGCTTCTTTAGCCTTCTCTGATGCCTCTATCCAGTCGCTCTTAGCTTTGAGGACTTCTGGTGCTTCTTCGCCGTATTGTCTTAGTAGGTCTAGGTAGTTTCTTTCAGCCCTCTCAGCCTCCTCCTTAGCCCTAGCAGCATCCCTAGAAGCATCACCTAATCTGAGCTGATATAGCATGTAGGAGTTGAAGAGTGATAAGCCTCTGTACGCTATTGATTGTAATGTGCTCATGGCTTGAGAGAATAGCATGAGGTTTGGGTGAGCAGCCCTATAAGCTGTTGAAAGCATGTTGACAGCTCTAACCTTAGCGATGAGTGATGAGTGAAGCTCTCTGACGCTTCTATCGAACTCCTCGTTTGTAACTCTACCCTTCGAGTATGCTTCGAATAGAGCCTCCACCCTCGCCTTAACGTCTTCAGCTCCTACTGCGATGAATCTGAAGGCTAGGGGGAATTCAGCCATCTAGATCCTCTCAACCCTCACCTCAATAGCCTCTTGGAAGGCGTAGACCGCATCCCACACAGATGGTCTTAGGAAGCTTCTCGGCGCCATCCTGTAGGTTCCATATTCAATATAAGGGGCATACTCCACATCTGAGCCTACTGTAACGTATCCTTCGCCCTGCTCTAAGATCCTTATTGAGTCTCTTAGCCTACCTGTTCTTACTGGCGCGAGCCTCTTAGCTTCTGCTACGCATAGCTCTGCTGCGTGCTTGAGCGCCTCATCCACATACCCTTTGAGTGATGCTGCTAGGGTCTTTAGGCTCTGAGTCTTCACGAATCCATCTACTTCGACTCTATAAGACATTTCTTCGCCTCAGCCTCCTGAGCCCTCTTCTCAAGCGCAATAGTGTGTAGAAGCAGATCTGCATCGACAGAGTCTAGCTCTTCTACTTGCTTTGGTGTCCAGCCGTATTCTCTTGCGAATATGTGTTTGATTAAGATGAGTTGCGCTTCTGGGTCTTGTGTGATCATCTTTGTTGAGCCTCCGTAGATCGCCTCTGCAAGGCTACGCCTAGATCTAAAGGGGGTGTGTTGAACTCAACGATCTCTTTAAGCAGAAGATCTAGCGCTACGCCGTCCATCTTCAAGATTTCTTCTCTGCTTAACCCTGTGTTTCTAGATATGATTTCGATCTGCTTCTCGTATACTTCTTTTGCGCTCAGATTTCTTGCTTCTTCAGCCATCTTGAGGAACTCTATTCTCTCCGCTACGGTCCATCTTCTGATGGTATATTCGCAGCCTTCTACTGTGACTCTCTTCGTCTTCACCTTTGTTTCACCTAGGTCAGCGTTGCTGAGAGGGCTGTGAAGGCATACTTCTCGTATGCCACATCGTCTACTGTTAGGGGTAGGTCGAGTTTTGTTAGGTAGACGTTGTTTAGGGTTAGTGTTGAGGCTCCTGTTTTTAGTGTCCAGGTTAGTGTTTTTGGTGTGAGTGTGGTTAGGTCTTGGATCTTCGCTACGTCTGTCCAGACTACGGTTAGGTCTCCTGTTATGCGTCTGGATGTTGGTTGTAGGTATTTGGGTTTGGTCTGGTTTGTGTAGATGGGTTTGAGGTTTCTTGAGACTGTTACGTTTATCTCAGTCACATCTATCGCTACTCCTCCCCAGGTTACAGAGCCGTCTTCAAATCTCCAAGGGTCTGTGTTTGGGTCTGATGCGTGTGAGCCTGTGCCTATGTAGTCGCTTGGAGAAGGTGGCGTAATCTCTCTTAAGATGAGGGCTACGGTGCACTTTATCGGGGAGCCTGATTTACCTTGAAGCTTAATCGAGTTAACTCTGCCACCAATATATTTTATGAAGTTCTCAACACCGTCTAGGAGGATGCTCTGACCTAGTGATATTGATCGATCTATTGAGCCTGAGCCTCCTCCCTGAGGGTTAACACCGTATTTTGCGAGGGATGTGTCTTGTAGGAGGTAGTCGATTTTAAGCTCATGCTTCTCAGATCCTCTTATCACCTTGTAGAGGTCTTCTCTCTGAGCCTCTACCTCCTCAGCCCCAGCATCTAGGGTTTGAGATATGCTTTGAACCACACCTACCCACTGCATAGTTGGGTTTGCTGGGAATACACCGTACTCAGCTTCTTCAACGTATTCGAGAGGCTTAACCGTTAGGAAGCCCCCAGTAGGTCTAGGCATCAACCATATGTTCTACAGATGCTTATTAAAAAATTGTGATAAGAAGCTATGATCTTATCATATTATCATCATATCATCCCAACACCAAAGATAAATATTTGATTAGAAAGACTAGAGTTGTGCCTTACTGTAGTGTCGATGATGTGGTTGAGCGCATCGTAATAGACCCGTCTCAAAGAGAGCAGTTTAAAGCAGAATACGGTGAAGACATAGAATCCAAGATAAGGGCAGCAGATGCTCTGATAGACGCTAGGCTAGCACCATACACCAACACACCCCTAAACCCAACACCACCAACAATCAGATATGTGAGCGCAGACATAGCGGCAGCACTATACACAATGGACAGAGGAGAATACCAGAAGGCTAAGGCAATCATAGATAGAGCTGAAGAA